GTCAGGAAGAGTCTCTTCTTTTTGTATAATAATAATTTCCTTAGACTTATACTCCTTCATTATGCCTTCTTGTACTGAGAGCACAATCTTCAAAATAGGATCAAAGGTTGAACTGGTAATAGTTTCGACAAATGATGTCCAAGGATCAACTGAAACTCGAGCCTCGCCAGTTTCTTTATCAATAATGAGCTTAAAATCTCCTGTCATAATTTGAGTCATAATAGTTTGGCTAAATCCTGAAACCATCTGAATTCCATTTGTAGAGGAAAGAGAAGGAAATCCCTCACTGATTCCACATAGGTTCCAAAAAATAGTTCTAGGTAGGAAATATCCCTTATCCTTAAATGCTGCTTCCATTCTTCCATAGAATACAGTTTGATATGCATCCTGTTTATCCATATCTGGCTTCATATCTTCAATATAAACTTGTTCATTAAAATTACAATCTGTCAAAAATAGTAGAGCAAAGTTAGCCTTCTCAACTTTGTTTTCTTGCATCAAATCCAAAAGGATCCGATAAGTTGCATCAATATTGGTACTATAACCCATTGGGCCTCTCATGATAGTTTGAAATTGGTCAAAAATATCTGCTTCCAAATCCAAACTGAATAACTCTGGCTTATCGCTAAAGCTAATCAGACAACCAGGAATATTGCTTAGAGTTGCTGCCAAAATTCCAAGTCCAATTGCAATATGCATGACATGTGCTTGTACCATTGAACCAGATGTATCAATAACTGGAATAATATTTTTTGGATCAATATAATCATCTCCTTTAGGTACATTCTCAATCATTTCACGAATTGACTTGACCATATCTTTCCACTGTTCATTAATTAGTGCTCTTTGAGCCGGAGTAATATCATCCATTTTAGAAAAAATAATTTTACTCAACTTATCCAAGTCGGAATTTGCACCCTTAATTTTTTTTTCTAGGGTAGCTTTCTCAGTGTTTGCTCTACATTGAATGCGATCCTCGCGAGTTGATGGACCCTTTTGACCCTCATTCAACAGAGCCTTGTGATATTTTGTATTAAATCCTGCGGGATTATGTTCAATAGTAATATCAGCCCAATTCCTTCCGGTTTGAGCGCACATCATAACTTCACCGACCTCAGACAGTTGGGTAATAGCTGATACAATATTTCGCAGAACTGCTTGTGCATATGAAAGCCGTTTCTTAAATATTAGAGGATCTTTTGTCTCATAAATCTTGGGAAATAGTTTCTTCATAATTAGAAGTCGGGGAACATCTGCATCTTTCTTACCCTCCCTTTTAATCCATTTAGCAGCTAGACTTAGACGCATACCCTTTTTATAAGTAATTAGTTCAGCCTTATTTAGCATGACAATCTCCTTATTTTTTGCCTTGGACTCATCCAAAGTAATAATCTTAATACTCTTACCAAATACTTGGACACAATCTGCCTCCAAGTTCTTAATAAACCATTCAATAGATGCATCTACAACATTAGTTCCAGAATGACCCATAGGATAAAAAATATTAATAATCTTATTAAAATCATCAAATCTTCCATAATCTGGAACAGCAGAAAGTAGTGCAGTAATAGTTTGAGGAAATACTGAATGTACCTTTTGGAGAAGATAGAAAAATAGCAATCTCTCGCGCTTTCCTGGACCATGAATATTTCTAAGATAAAAAAGATAACGGAACATATAAGACCAAGATTCAGCCTGAGCTTCTAGACTTTGTGCTGCAACTTCCTTAATAAAATTTTCAAAATCAGAATCAAGTTGATTTTCATGCTCAGGATTAATAATATTCATATTTGGGTCTGGTGCAAAATGTCCCTCTTTATTTTTCTTTTCCCTAGGAGGATTATATACATACTTTTTGCGAACCAAATGGTGATTCAACTCCAAAAGAGCTTTACCCATATTTCCGAAAGCAATATCACCATTTCCGGTTTTGGTCATTGTTGTTGTTGTATTAGTTGGAATACTATCACTAGAATCATCGTGGTAAAAAGACATAAATAAAAATAACATAAATACATTATGTTATTTTTTCAATTTTTTTAATGTTTTTTAAATATTGCAACTAAACCGCTCATATAAATATCTCCAAAAGTTGATTTAGTTACTCTATTTTCTAAATCTGACATATCAGTTAAATAATTAGCTAATTTATCTGATTCAATTTTTTTTAATAATTTTTCATTATTTAATAAATAAGAAACTATTTCTTTCAAAACAATAGACAAAGAATAACCATTCACTTTAATTGTAGAATCTATTTTTTTATTTGCTTGATCAAAACTTATTTTTGGATCCATTAATGTTTTTAAAATTTCTTGGACTTCTACATAAGAAGGTACGCCAGCTAATTTATAACAATTATTTATTATTAAATGATTTGATTGAAGAGATAAAGATTGTAAAAAATTTATACTTTTTCTTAAATCACCTTTAGACAATAAACTAATAGTTTCTAAAACTTTAGGTTCAAAAGTCATTTTTTCATTATTACATATATATTCTAATTTTTTTTCAATATGATTAGAACTAATTGGACTAAATCTAAAATTAGCACATCTAGAACGAATAGCTGGAATAATTTTATTTTCATAATTACAAATTAAACAAAATCTAGTAGTTCTTGAATATTTTTCAATGATTCTTCTTAAGGCAAATTGTGCATCAAAAGTCATTGAATCAGCTTCATCTAAAATAATTAACTTAACACCGCTACAAAACATATTAACTTTTTCAGCAAAACATTTTATTTCTTCTCTAACTGAATTAATACCTCTATCGTCAGATGCATCTAATTTCATAATCATTAAATTTTTTTGATTTCCATAAAGTTCATTTGCTATAGCTAAAATTAAAGATGTTTTTCCAGTTCCAGGAGTTCCATGAAATAATAAATGTGGTAAAGAACTTCCCTCTAACATTTTTTTAATTGTTTCAATATTTTGATCATGGCTAATAATTTCGTCTATTTTTTGAGGTCTATATTTTTCTACCCAAGGAAGATATTCCATAATAATAAATTAAATATGAAATCTTTCTTTAAATTATATATTCCTTTTAATTAATTACTATTTATAATCTTACTAAAATCATAAGCTAATCTCATAAACTCAATAAATTCATCTCCACCTTTAATTAAGTTATTATCTATTTCTGTTAATTTTAAACTTAATAATGATTTTATTTTGGAAGAAAAATTTTCATTATTTAGAATATAATTATGAAAATGTAAAATTTGATTTACCAAACTATAACCATTGTTAACAATTTCATTTTTAATATTAAAATCAATAACATCTGAATTTTTTTCAATAATTGCTTTTACCAAATCATCGAAAACATTCTTTGGAATTACACCTGATATTTCATTTAAAATATCTTGATTTAAAATATTTCCAGACGTATTATAACATTTTTGAAGAAAGTTAATAGCTTTTCTTAAATCACCTCTACAATTTTTTATAATTTTTTTTAAAAAAATTTCAGAACATTCAAAATTTTCTTTCACACAAATAAATTTTAATTTATCTATAATTTCATCTTCTTTAATTGGTTTGAATCTAAATAGTGCACAACGTGAATTAATTGGATCAATGATTTTATTATGATAATTACAAATAATACAAAATCTAGTTAATTTTGAATATTCTTCCATAATTCTTCTTAAAGCAAATTGAGAATCAGATGTCATATTATCTGCTTCATCTAAAATAATAATTTTCCAAGGTGGAATACCTGGTTTTGGATTGATAGATTTTTTCGCATAAGTTTTTATTTTTTCTCTAACAACATTAATACCTCTTTCATCAGAAGCATTTAATTCAATAACTCTATCATAATAATTTTCTTCTCCAAATAATTCTTTAGATAATGCTAAAATTGTAGAAGTTTTACCACAACCCGAAGGACCAAAGAAAATTAAATGAGGTAGATTTTTAGTAATAAGAGTTTTCTTTAATGAATCAATAACATCTTTTTGAGCTGTTATTTCTTCTAAAGTTTTTGGTCTATATTTTTCAACCCAAGAATTGAATTTGTTAGATTCCATTTATATAATAAATAAAATGCTCTTTAATATAATTTTTTAATTTTCGGAAAATTTAAAAAGATATTAGGTAAATGTTTTTTATTATAATCATTTGATTCTATAGCCAATTTTTGAATATTTGGTATATTTGATTCTGTAATATGAGAAATACCAATTTTATCCTCTTTAATTTCAGAATGCCAAACCGATGCAAAACCCTCTAAAAGAGTTATTAAATTCCACGCACCTGGAGCCCAATCAGCTTGATGATATGCAGAATTAGTTAGACAAATTTTTTTATTAATTTCAAAACGGCCATTAGGAGTTAACATATAATAATCTGGTGCCTTTCTTGGATAATCAGGAGAATGAACTATTTTTCCAACATATAGTCCATTTGCATAAGATGTGTCTTCTCTACCATAAAGTAGAAAATATATTTCTAAAATATTATCTGGATTGGGATATACATCAAAATGACTGGGGGTTTCTTCTTGAAATTTTTTTAAGTCTCCATTAATTCTTTTGATAGTGATTTTGTTAAGATTTTCCATTAATTAACTAGAAAATTAATTAATTTTTTAATAAATCAATTTTTTTAAAAATTTTAATCTAAATCTATTATAATGACCGAAGTATGGTATAATAATCCCGGAATTTTATTTGAAAATCTAGGAGAATTTTTTCCAACAAATGATTTAGATAGAATAGGAAAAATAAATGCAATAGCTAGATTAGCAATATATTATATGATATCAATAACATTATTTGGATTAAATTCCCAGTGGTATTCTGTAAGTATAGTTTTATTAATTATATCTTATTTTCTTGGATATTATGAAAATTTTGAAGAGGTAAAGAAAACTGAATTAAAGTGTACTAATCCTTCAAAAAATAATCCATTTATGAATTTTACTATAGGAGATTATATGAATGATGTTGATAGACCTGCTGCATGTTCTTATGATAAAGTTAAAAATAAAATGAGAGAAGAATTTAGAAAAGATATAATCACCGATCCTGCTGATTTATGGGGAACTAATATTTCTGATAGACAATTTTTTACTATGCCTTGGACTACAGTTGTAAATAACCAATCCGGATTAGGAAAATGGTTATATGGACATTCTGGAGAATGTAAAAATTTAGGATTGAATTGTGATAAAAATCGAGATAATAGATACCATCAATCTAGATATTATATGCACTATTAAAAAATTATATTAATTAGTTTATTTTGTTTAAAATAATCTAAATAATAATAATGAGTTTTGCACCTTTTGAACATAAAAAAAAAAATAAAAGTGGTTTTGAGAAATTTAATTCCAAAAATTTTTCTAAAAAAGAAAGATTTATAAATGATGAAAATAATACATTTATTCATAATACTCCTGGTTATTGGGAATACGATAAGAAATGGGATGTTATTGATGCAGAATCAAATTTAATTACCCCTGGTGTTGGAACTAGACAAAAAACAAAGATGGAATTAATTGGAGAACTACATCCTAATAATTATGAATTACCAGTAGGAAATGTTATTCAAAAAGAAACTGATGAAAAATTTTATTACCCAGCTTATTTTACTGGACCAGGAAGTGGTTTTGGAAATTTAAATATAAGTAGTTCAATTAGAGTAGGTGATTTTACAAGAACAGAAACAAAAAATTTTAAAGCACAAAAAGAAAGTGAAACTATCGATAGATGGGAATTTATAGATAATAGATTTTCAAAACCTGAAAATGTAATTATGGATATGCCTAGAGGAGGTGACAGTACAAGAAAACCACAAAATGATTTGTCCACAGTATCAAGACAAGAAGATAATATTGAGTTTAATTTTAAATATTAATCTTTATTTTATTAATGGAACAGGATAAAAACGATAATTTATTTGTAAATAAAGACCCTAACCAAAATATTAAAAAATGTTTTAAATCTTTTTTAATGGGTAAAAAATTAATTGAAAAAGATAAAGATAAATCTTTTGAATACTTTAAGCAATCATTAAAATATATTAATATTATCAAAAAAAGTAATACTAAAAAAGAATTAGAAGATTTATTAAATGAAACAGAATTAGAGTGTAATAAATTTATTAACTTAACAGTAGAAAAAACAATAGAAAAAAATAACGATAAATCTATTGATATAAATTTATTTGATGTTATTGAAACAGGCGATATTTCAAAATTGAAAAATATAAAATCTTATAATTTAAAATTTGATATATATGATGTATCTGGAAATACTCCAATACACAAAGCGATTAAATATGGAGATACAACATTTTTGAAAAATGCTTTTAAATTAGGAGCTCCGATTGATATAACTAATAAAGAAGGAAATACTGCTTTAGAAATTGCTTGTTTGGAACGAGATCCTAATTTAATTTCTTTCTTTTTAAAAAATGGTTCTGATATGAAAAAACATCTTTTATTTAGAGATGGAACAAAAAAAAATCATAGTCTTCAAAATTATATAGATTGTAGTATTATTTTAAAAATAATTTTTTCTTATAATGAAGCTGAAAATTATGAAGAATTAAAGTTTCTATTCAATGTTTTTAAAGAAACCAATCAAATTGGTTTTAATGATTATACTTATTTTAATTTAATAGGGTGTTTGCAAAGTTTATTAGATAAAATAAATCCTGAATTTAAAGAAACATATTTAAATATTATTCGTGAAGAATTAAATTTTCCTTTAAAAAATTCTTTAGGTTGTCCAAATAATAAATTAGAAATCTTATTAACCTATTTAGTTCCTTTTATTGATTATCCTTTTAATATTTCTTCAGATTGGCTAATAAATTTAGAATTAAAATTTATAATTATCAAATTATTAAAAGAAAAACCTGTTTTTAATTTTGAAATAAAAAATGAATTAATAAATAGTTTATGGGAAAATTATATTAGAAATAATCTTTTTGAAGATGAATATTTAGGTAATCTCATTTCCCAATGGGTGTCTAAAATAAAACAATAAATATAATTAAAAACCGTAATAATTAAAAACAATAATAATTAAAAAAAAATCAAAAAATTAAGTATAAAAAAAATCAAAATATTTTTTCTATGGTAAATATATATCGGATGAGTTTTAACCGTTTAACTTATGATAACTGTGCCTACGCAAAAACATTAAAAGAGAGCACATCCTCATTAGAATGGATGTTATACAGAGGTAAATTTGAAAATCAAAAACAATGCCCTGAAGGAAAATTCACAAATAATTTAGAATTTGGTTCTAAAACAGATGTAGAAAGTGATTTATTAGGTGTAATTAGACAAGATTCTAAATGTCCTGAAAAGAAATTTGATCCTTCTAAACCCGGAGCCAAAGCTGATTTTTCTCCTGCCAGAGTTTGTGATACAATTTACTACATTACCCCTACTAATATGAAAATGCCTACATCTAATGGTTTTGATAACAGAAAATTAGGAACATTTTAAATTAAGAATTAATTATATAAATTATTTTGTTTAAAAATTTGAATAAAATAATTTAAATTTTCTAAACTATTGTATATATGTCATTCAATAGAACCCGTTATGACCAATCTGCAACAGAAGCCTACGTTGGTAGAAGCGTTAATGAAGGTAATTACCGTTTATTCCCAGGTTTTGTAGAAAATACCAATGAATGTTTATCATACAACGGACCGAGAGGTTCTAAAAATGATGTTTCTACTAGTAAGAAAGATGCCAGTTTATTAAATTGGGGTAAAATGGCTCAAGTAGAATCACAATTACAAAGTAGAACTAAAGTTTTAACTAAAAGTAATGAAAATGTTGCTGATATGGATTATGGTAAAAATGAAGTAGTAAAAAAAGTATCTTGTGATAAAAAATTAAATTCTGAAGATTCTAGATTTACTTACCCTACCCAAGCTTTTAGATCTATGAGTTTAACTAGTTATCAATTACAACCCTTTTTATTTTCTAATCCTCAATGTCATATTATTGATGATAGACAAGGATTAGATTCTAGAAATAAGGCCAAAGATACCTATAAAATTCCTACCCCCTCTATTTTAGATAAAGGTGAAGCATTACCTAAGGAAAATCCTGATGCGCCTGTATTAGGTTACTCTCTTTCTAATCAACAATGCAGTAAATAAATAAAAAACGATTAATATTTTTTTAATAGAAAATAAAATGTCCTTAATAATAATATGGAAAGTTTATTATTAGGAGCATTAGCTGTAGCTGGTTTTAATTCAACTAAAAATGTTTTTAATTCATCTAAAAAAAATAAAAAAAATAAAGAAAAATTTTCTTCAAAAGATTTAAATTCTAAATATGGATCAGATATTGATAATAAAATGATTAAATTAGAAAAAATGCAAGCTAGTAATTTAGTTAATTCCATAAAAGAAAATAAACCTGAATTTTTTAAACAATTTGATGAGTTAACTTTTGATAATATTAGTGATCCAGTTGGGATTGCAGATTCTCATATTACTGTTTCTGGTATTGATCCATCTTTACAAAAAACTTTGAATTTATTTAATGGATATTCTAATGTTCAAGATGATTTAAATTATAGAGTAGTTACCAAAGAAAATTTTACTCATAATAATATGATTCCAAATACTACTAAAAGGGATTATAATATTGATGATTCTAGAGCAACACGTAAATTAGAAGCTTTTACTGGTGTTAATGATTTCTTTGTTCCTAAACAAGAAAAATATAATTTATTTGAACCAATGAAAAATTTAACTTATGTAAATGGTATGCCCGTATTTACTGATTATTTAGATGATAGATATTTACCATCTAACAAAAATAATAATGGTAATTTACCTTTCGTTAATGGCATAAAGGTAAGACCTGGTATTGATGGTGAAAGTCGTGAAGGTTTGGGAACAGTATACAGAGTAAATCCAAGAAGTACTGATGCATTAAGAGGTGATTATAATCCTAAAATATCTTATAAAAATAAACCTTTGGAAGTTAAAAGAGATGGTTTTGGTATTAGAGGTCCCGATTTTAATATTACACATTTTAAATTACCCGATTTTATTGAACAACAATTTGAAGATTTAATTCCCACTAAAGCATATGTTCCTGGTCAAAAGAAAACTGGTAAATATACTAATGTATATTCTCAAAGAGGTGAAGAAGAAACTCATTACAATGGTCATGCCAATAATATAAATATGGGCGATGGTCCTAGTTTAACTAAAACTACTTTTGAACCATCTAAAAGACAAGAATTATATAATGATCCTACACATTCAATTAATGCAGTAGATGTCAGACCAGTTCATACTAATATTGAAAGTTATTCTAACCGTGAAACACAAAGAGCTTCAGTTAATGCTTCTAGAAATGGTGCATCATACTATGCAGGAGGTGCATCTTATCAAATTGATAAAAAAAATTATATTCCTCATGCTACAACCAGAGAAATTACTAGTCATAATATTATTTTAGGTTCTAAATATGAAGGAGGACAAAGTAATGTTCAATGGTCGGATAAAGCCAAACAAACAATCAGAGAAACTACTAGTCATAACATTATTACCAATACCAAACCTGAAAATCAAGGACCAGGAGCTCAATTAAATGATAAAGCTAAACAAACAATCAGAGAAACTACTAGTCATAATATTATTATTAATGCTAAACCTGAAGGCCAAGGACCAGGAGCTCAATTAAATGACAAAGCTAAACAAACAATCAGAGAAACTACTAGTCATAACATTATTACCAATACCAAACCTGAAAATCAAGGACCAGGAGCTCAATTTAATGATAAAGCTAAACAAACAATTAGAGAAACTACTAGTCATAACATTATTATTAATGCTAAACCTGAAGGCCAAGGACCAGGAGCTCAATTAAATGACAAAGCTAAAAAAACAATCAGAGAAACTACAAATTATAATTTTGTAATAAATGCTAAACCAGAAGGGCAAGGCCCTGGAGCTCAATTAGCAGATAAAGCTAAACCTACAATTAAACAATCTACCTTGTATACAACTCCAGGAATGAATGTTGCTTCAAATGTAATTGCAGGTTATTACAAAGATGATAAAGATGAAGCTAAGAAAACTATTAAACAAACTACTGAAAATAATACTTATGACGGAGGGTTTCAAGGTATTGAAACTTTTGAAGGATATGTAAGAGATTTGAAGGATGAAGCTAGAAAAACTATCCGTCAAACTACTGAAAATAATCAATACGAAGGTCCTGTTGGAGGAGCTGAAAATAATACTGGTTATACTAGAGATATTTCTGATGTAGCAAGACCAACAATTAAACAAACTACTGAAGCTACCCAATACGAAGGTCCATTACATGGTGCTGATAATTTCGCTGGTTATACCAGAGATGTACAAGATAAAGCAAGAATTACTACTAAAGAAACTACACATTTAACAGATTATAAAGGTGCTTTATCTTGGGGAGTTGATAGACCAGCGTCTCATATTGCTGCAGATAATATGACTATTAAAGATACTAGAGAAGCTTCTACTTATAATAGAACATCTGGTGGTGGACAAAATTATGCAGGTCCACAAATTAATAAAGATAATGTAAAAATGAATTCTAAAAAAGATGGAGTATATTATGTTCCTCATCCTGCGAGACCATTGGATCAAAATATTATGCCTTCTAATGTAGAACCCTATCATAAACGCACTTTTGAAAATAAAAAACCACAATTAGATTATGGTGATTATTATACAAATAATATTTTTATTAATACATTAAATGAAAATCCATATGTAAATGATATTTTTCACCAAAAGAATTATAAATTTGATAATCATGATTTAAATAATTAAATAGTAATTAAACCTTGTTCCACATCTTTCATTACATCTTCGTATAAATCTAAAATTAAACCTTCTTCTTCCTCTTCACTTTTTTTAATGATTTCCTCAGAATGTGTAATAATAATATTATTAATATAATTATAAGCTTCTATTACTTGAGCTCTAGACCGAGCTCCAGTAATAATAATATTTCCTTTCTTAAATATGAAGATACTTACTTCTTTATTATCAACATTATCAGTATTAGGTGTATATTTAATTATTACACAAGCTCTACTACAAGGTTCATAAATAACTTTAACTTTTTTCTTTTTTAATAATTCATGAAGTTTCTCTCTATCAATTTGAATACTAATTCTATAATTACAATAAATCATATCTATTTTAAAATTTAATATTCCTAATTTATCTATTTCTTCAGTAAATGTGATTTCTTTAATTTCACCCTCTTCTAATTTACCTTTAACTTGGCCTAGTCTTTCTAAAACTTTTAATAAAACTTTATTAACATTATTAATATTTTTACATCCAGACATCTGCATACTTCCATTTTTAAATAATTTAATATTAATTTTAGGTTCTAGATTAATATTTTTAGTATCACCTTCATTAACACGAACAATCAAAGTAATTGAATTATAAAAATTATTAATTACATTAACCCCATCTTTTTTCTTTTTATTATCAACATTATTTCTTTTACTTGGTTTTTTTAATTCTATTAAAGTTCTAATACTATCCTTATTTCTTTTTACTGTTAAAATATCATTTTCATTTAATACCATATATTTTTCAATATTATCTAAATCTAATTTACTTCCTAAAAAGCAAGAACAGCACATAGTTGCAACTTTAACTCCTTCGGGTAAATTATTAATTTCTAATTTATCTATATTTACCAATTCTTTCATTCCAGGTTTAGCAATTTTTATGTCCGTTTTTACAACAGGCATTACGGATTCCTTTTTTAAATTACTAATTTTTTTTGATTGTTCCTCTGTTTTAATATCTTTAAGTTTAGTCTTAACCATAATTTAATACTTAAAGAAAGTAATCTTTAAATGAAAATAACTCAAATTTTTTCTATTTTATTATAATGCTAGATTTTATTAAAAATCCTATAGAAATTACTGTATTTAAAGATAAACATAAAGAAAATAAAGAAAATCAAAGATTAAAATTTAAAAAACCACAATTAATTTTTCTTACAGGAAAGAGAACTATAAAAAAAGATGAAAAAAACTAATTTATTTTGGTTTTTAATAAATTTAGTAATTCCTTATAATTATTTTCATGTTCCTCCATATATTTTTTAATTGTAGCAGGTGAAATATTATGTTTTCTATCTGGTAAATATGTTATTTCATCCTTACTCAATTTTATTTGATAATAAAATTCTATCATTCCAATAATATCAATTTTCCTGCAAAAATCAAAATGTAAAGAAGTTAATCTTCCACTTCTATATAAAGCAGGAGATAGTTTATCTATACAATTAGTAGCAGCAATTATAATTAAACCATTATAATTACCAATACCATCTAATCTTGATAATATATTTCCCAGATTTAATTCATCATCATTTTTAAGAAAATTAAATGTATCTTTCTCCTTTTCTTTATCTTTATTTTGACTTTTAAAAATAGGTTCTTTTTCTTCATCTACTTCATTAGATCTTTTTGATAAAGTTTTACCCACTTGATCAATTTCATCAAAAAATATTATTAAATTTTCTTTTTTAAATAATACATCATTAATTTGTGTAAGATTAATTATTTCTTCTAATTCTTTATTAGTTTTAACTCTAGACATCGGTACTTCCAAAATATGTCTTTTATCTAGATTCGCAATAGCAGCAACATGTGCTGTTTTTCCACAACCAGGATTACCATGAAATAAATACCCTAATTTTCTTTTATTTCCAGTTCTTTTATAATATTCATAATTTTTTAATCTATTAACAGCTTTAATTATATTATCCTTATGTTCACTAAATAACGAATTAAAAGTTTCATTATTTTTATCTTCTTCTTTTTTAAAATCAGAAAATAAATTTTGGGAGAATTTTAATTTTTCATCAGATATGCCTTGATATATAAAATGAAATATTTTGTTATTATTTTTATTTTTTTCAAATTCTAAATAGTTTTTCATACAGGTGTTAATAAATTCTTTTAATTCAGATTGATTAAAATTTTTAGATTTAACAATCAAACTTACTTTCCAAGTTAAAGTATTAGAATTATTTGAATCATTTTTTGTATTTATAGGATTTGATAAAAAATCAATATAAATATCATCTTTAATTTTAATATTATATTGATTATCAACTATATAATTAATATTATTTTTATCTATTTTTTCTAATGAATCAGTATAGAAAATTGAATTTCTTTTTGAATTAATATATCTAATATTAGATGAAAAATTATTAGTCGTAATATGATGACAAATTGCCAACATTGGTTCAGGATAATCAAAGAACATTACACCACAACTCAAATGATCCCAACCAACAAAATTTATTCTATTCCATTTATTTAATCTCCATTTTTCTAAAATAGATGGTAATTCATTTTTAATAAAATTTGTTGAATAAGTGACCATTGGAATAAAAAATAATATAATTATTATATCATATGCAAAATTGTGAGTACTCAACCTTGATAATAAAAAATATTCCAACATTATAGAATATATTCTAAAATAAAAAAATTAAAAATCAATTTTTATTGAGTTCTAAATAATGTTTTCGACATAAAGGCATATAAGTATCAGCACCTCCAACAAAAACTTGCTCTTGAGACATTTTTTCATTTATTTTTCTATGAGTAAAAAGTGCTAACGTTCCATCATTACATTCTTTACACAATGAATTAATTTTATTACATTTACCAGCATATGGTATTAAATCTAATATTTGACCAATTGGTTGTCTTTTAAAATCACCATCTAATCCAGCAACTAATAAATCTTTATTATTTTTTTCAACCCAATATAATACAAATTTTTTTAGATCAGGAAAAAATTGTCCTTCATCAATTATGATTAAATCGTATGAACTAATTTTATCATTTATTTCTTCTAATTTAGATACAGTACTACAATTTTCAGTTTCAAATGAATGAGATACAATTTTATTTTCATCGTAACGATTATCAATTAAGGGTTTAATAACTAAAACTCTTTTATTAATAATTTTAGCCAATCTTATTCTTTTAATAATTTCACTTGACTTTCCGGAAAACATGGGTCCAATAACCAGCTCTAATGACATTAATTAATATATTTATTTTTATTTAAATATATTAAATATACAATTTTTTAGTGATATTATTTGTTTAGTAGATCCAATTTTTCTTTATATATATCTATTTTTTTATAGATAGGTAATTTTTTAGGAGGTTGTTTATCTATCATATCCATCGTAAGTTTATAACAAGTATTAGACATTGTTTGTGTTGGCGGAATCCATGGAGGAATCTTTATTATGTTATTTGAATTTTTTTTTTTATTATCCATTAATATTATAGATAAATTTATTTTTAAGTGGGGGTTAAAATTTATTTTATCAATATTACTTTTATATAGATATAGAATTAAATTTAAATTAATTTAAAATAACACCTTCGTCATTCATACATGGTCTAGGTGGAGTAGTTGTAGGTACACTTGAAGATACTTTGTAACGACTATAAACAGCACTAGCTACACTTAATAAAAATAATACTAAAACGAAAGTACTTTTAGTTACCATATAAATAATTAAGAATATAACTGCTAAAACACTATTTACTATTAGACCTATTCCACCACCTAATACATTTCCTATATTAGAAACATCAGGACTATATATTAATTTTCCATTTAATGTTAAATTACATTTTGGAATACCACTCATTATATAAATATATATTTTATATTTATTTATTTATTTTTATATAATGGTTTAAAATAAGAAATAATATATATTTATATAATAAATGGAAAAGATTTTATCTTTCGATGTTGGAATTATTCATTTAGCATATTGTTTTTTTACAAAAAAATTTGTCGAAGAAGATAAATATGTATGGGATATTTTAGATTGGGCAATTATTGATTTAACTGACAGAGAAGAACATAAATGTTCAATGTGTCATAAATCCGCAAAAGTTTTACAAATATTTAGTGGCAATAAATATTATTGTAAAGTTCATTCAAAAAATATTCCTTCTAAACCTAAACCATTTGAAGATTTTTTTAAATCCTTAGAAAAAAAACAAATAGGTGGTTGTGCTTTTAAAATTACTGACGAAGAATTATGTAATAAAAATTGTACTTTACAAATGCAAACTTCAGATGGAAAATCTTATTGTTTACCTCATGCTAAAAAATTTTATTCTAATTTAGAAAATGAAATGAAAATGAAAAGTTTAAAAAATACTAGTGTTAAAGATTTGGATTTTGATGATACTAGATTAAAATTAGTTATGGAATTAGAGAAAAGAAAACATTTATTAGAAGCTAATGTAGTTGTTATTGAAAATCAACCATCTTTTAAAAATCCAAGAATGAAAAGTATATCAGGAATTATTTATGATTATTATATGATCCGAGGAATGGTAGATAAAGCAATTACAAAATCTTTGATTAAAAAAGTAAAATTTATGTCTCCTTCTAATAAAATTAAATTAGCTAGTGATGGTGAAACTCAACAATTAGTAAAATTAAAATCATCTGATGAATCAAAAGCATATAAAATGACTAAAAGTTTAGCTGTAAAATATGCAACTGAAATGTGTAAACATTTACCAGAATGGTTAGCTAAATTTAATTCTCATAAGAAAAAAGATGATTTAGCAGATGCTTTTCTACAGGGAGCTTATTATTTTGAAATGAATGTTAAAGTAGATAATGATGAAAATAAAGTTTATAAGAAAAAAGTAAAAGATAGTACAAAAGAAGTAAAAGATACTATAAAAGAAGTAAAAGATAATATAAAAGAAGTAAAAGATACTATAAAAGAATTTAAAAAAAACAAGACAAAATCTAAAGAAAATATAATCACCATTGATACCTCTAATAAAGAAATAGTTATTTAAGTCTTCTTTTTCCTATCACATTGAACAAATGTTCCTTTAGTCTGTAATAGTTTAATAAATTTATCATGGTCTTCTAAAGAAGAATCTTTAGAAGATGATTCCAAAATGAACGTGGATCCTGTATCATATTTAAAAGTAAATTTATATTTAATAGAATCTATATTATTACTAATAACTTCTCTAGTTTTCGTAATTCCACCTTCAGAAGCTATTTTAATTTTTGATATAATTTTAAATGGTTTTTCTTGATTTAATTGATTTATAAATTCAAAAAATTTATCACTGATTTCTTTGTTATCAAAAGATTCAATTACAAAATCTTTTTCTTCAATACAATAATCACTTAACGGCGGTAGACAATCTTCCTCGTATTCATCTCTACGTTTCTTGTCAATTCTATAAACAACTTTTTGCCATAACTCATCTAGATTTTTTTGAAAAGTTATAGAAAGCTTAATAAAAATAGAAACTAATTGTTTATTCTTATAAAACCCATTAATAATATCTTCATCATTAGGATTAATATTAGTTAAAGAGACTTTTACAATGTTTTTATCATAATCTGGATCATCAACTTTTGCAAACATTTCTTTATTTAATGTTATAATGCCTTTCCAACTAAATACTTTTTTCTTATTAGTCGCATCAGCTTGATTCATAAATAGATCACATGGATAATCCAACAATTTACCTTCAAAATGAGATTCTTTCTTCTCTGTTAATTTAATTAAAACAAGCTCATTATCAATTGGCTTGGCAATACTATAAAACGGAACAGTTAAACTTGACATGATATTTATAATTAATTATATATATTATAATTATCAATTTTTTTAAATAACTAATGATTTTTCTACTTTTTTTTTCCTTAAGCCCATAGTTTTTTCTAAATTTAAACTATTAGATTCAATTGGTTTAGTTCTTTTCAAAACTAATTCACCATCGTACATATTTTCTAATTTATTTGCAGTACTGTTATTATTTTTTCTATAAGATTCTTCAATTTGTAATTGTCTAGTTATTAAAGGTGGATGTAAAACTAAATAATCTTTATTATTAAAATTAAATAATTTTCTAAATTCATCTATTTTTAAAATACCTCCAAAATCTTCTAATAATAACCAGGATGGCGCTGATGTTATTTCTGTAAAAGAACCATATGTTTTATAATATAATAAATTTAATAAAGATTCTCTTTTCCAAGTAGATGAATCATTTAAATCAATATTAAATGATTTAGCACAGTTCCAAGAACAAAAATTACCTATACAATAAAATATACTATTAAAATAATCTTCAGGAAGTTCTATTGCAGGAGTATCAAAACTATGTTTACACCATAAACATTTAGTTCCAGGTTTAAATTTTATATTATGAACATTAACTTTATTTACATTTTTACCAAACATAAAAATTTTTTCTGTTTCAATTAATTTTTGATTAATTTGCTTTAACATTTGTTCTTCGTCTTGTTTTGGTATAATTTGTTTAGGTAAAGTTTGTTTTAGATCTTTTTCAGATTTAATAA